CAAAGTATAACTGGAACTTTCCAATTAATAAAGTATTCTAGTCCAATAAGATCGTTTTTATTGCAGGATGGGGCATTGTATTTACGACTTGGATCTTTTTCATAAGACCTAGAAATAAAATAGTTAATACTACCATTACTGTCGTAAGAAGGAATTATAATTGAGTTTTTATACTTGCCTATTTCACAGTATCCAATGCCGTATTTTATAATATCTTGTTCTGTAACACCTCTTTTAGTAATGTAAGATTTAGCTTGTCTGTAAGGTAAAGTGGTAAGTACAGTTGAAAGAGGTTTGTACTCTTTAGGAAGTTCAACTTTTACATAAGTTTTATCATCTATATTACCTTTTCCATCAGGAAAATAACTTCGCATTTCTCTAATAGCATCAGCATTTGCATGCAGTTTTCTTAGTATTGAAGTAGGAGTTCTACCCTTTTCATTACAAGTCCAACAATGCCAAACTCCTGCTTTAGGATCTACTTCTAGCTTTGGTTTATGATGCTTACAGAAAGGACAGTGGAAGGCGTGATTGCCTTTGGTGGATGGCTTAGATCTGCCAAGAATATTATGTAATATGCCCAATACAAGCCTTGAATTATCCATTTATGACCTATTTTAGTAAAACTTACGAATCTTTTTCTAAGTCTCTTCTAAAAAACTTGGCTAATATGTTATCGTTATAAGATTTATCTGATAGCAATACTTCGTTTACACATTGAAAATGTAATTCCCAGTAGGTTAATTGCTTCTTATTAAAGCAGAATTTAAGTATTTCTTTTCTAAAATGACTAGTTCCTCCTTGCTTAATCTCTTCTAAAATTAGCTTGTTTGAGCCCCAATACTCTTGCCAATTAGACTCTTTTGTTACAATTTTTGAAGAGGGTTTTCTACCAGGTCCTAATGATTGCGCTAATTCAGCTCTAGTAAGTTTCTTTTTGATATTAGAATACAAACTTTTTCTACCAATATAGAATTTACCAGTTTGAATATTTGTTATTTTGTAGACGAATCCTACGCAATTTGGTGGAAATTTAAACACTGAGTCATATTCTATGATATTCCCACTTTCATATATAAACCATTTTTCTGACATAAAACTATTTTAAGAATCCCATCTTACAATGAAAGTCATATCGGTGTTTGAAGGAATTGGATAAGGAGTTCCTAGTTTGCCAACTACTAATAATTGACCTGAATCATTGTATAAACCAATTGTAGTTGCGTAAGGATGAAAAGAAGAGCCAGTGACATTGTCTGCCAATGTGCCGTCTGTAATAATACCCCAACTTGCTTGACCTCCACTAGGTGCGTAAAAAGGTACTGCTGCAGATCCTGTAAGTGCTTTAATATATTTAAATACAGTTGGATTTTGTGAATAGTTAAAATCATTTTCAGATACTCTACACTTTACTTCATTTACATAGATAGTGGTTTCGGCTGTTAAGCCTAAATTATAAGGTACTGATGCTGTTGTTGGTAATCCCATGTTAATAAATATCAGTTTTCACGTCTTTCTTGGCCTGGGTAGAATTCAAAGCGATCGTGGTTTATAGGAGATAGTAATAAACTACCTGCTTTAATTTTGCCTTCTTTATGGAGTTGAAACACAAAACTCATCCAAGTTTGTTCTAAAGGTCTTTGCCATTTTGTATCTAAAAATACTTTCTTACTTCCCTCTCTACTAAACCACAAAGGCCAATTACAATAGTGTAAATCACCTTCCACAAATGGAACATCTTCATAACAACCTATATGCTTGAAATCTGTCTTAGGTGGATTAGGAGCAAGGCCTCTTTCTGGTAGTTTATTATTATCGGGAAAAAATTTATCTCTTATATCTTGTGGAACATTATACCAAGCCCACTGCGTTGAACTTTCGCCATAAAATTCAGAAAAAGAAAGTTTTAAATAATCAAATTGGTTGTTTTTAAGAATGCTTAAAGATTTTTTAAATAAATTTTCTGTATATCTTCTTAGACCCATCCTACACAAAGCGTCTGTATTTGGATGTAAAAACATATCATCTTCAAAAAATATATAGTGGTCAGAATCTGATTCATTAAAATGTTCTGCAACCCATTGCCTACCTCCACATATTCCTATATTATCTTTTTTGATTTGCTCAAAATCATACTTATCACAAAGTTCATTATACTCAGCATCTGTACTACGATCTAAAGAATTATTTAAAAGTACCTTTCTGGTTTTTTCTAAAAAGTCTGGGTCAACTAATTGAAAAGATTCTATTAGCTTACTAAGCTGCTTTGGAGAATTATAAGTAATAACATATAAGCTTGTTTTTAAACTATTAGCAGATTTAGGCATAGAACTTTTTTCTACCGACTTTAAATATTCAAAAAAGGGCCATACTAATCCATTTCCCTCGACTTCAAAAGGTTCAATTAACTCGGGATAGCGGTAAGTTAAAATTGTAAAAAGACATTCATCAGCTCCCATATATCCATTGGTGATAGTATCTTCTAATATAGAATAGTATAGCGAATTTAATTTATGAATTAATTTTTTTGCTCCACCCCAAAAACCTCCTCTAGAAATTTTATCTACAAAATTAACGCCACAATACTCAGCCATTTTATTTCTTTCAAAACCATGTATTTCAGTATTTCCTTCATAAGGATATGTAATAAAAGTTAGTTTATCTATAGAGTCAGAATAAGTCTCTAATTTATCAAAGACTCTGTCATTAGTAAAGTAACCTCTACCCACTGTAGACGTTAATCCTCCATCTATCCAATAAAAATAATCCGAATTAAAAGGATTCATTATGGCAGAATCGTTTACCATAAACATTTTACACATCATCATTGGATTATAATACTCTAATGCTGCTTGTGGAGATTCAGATAGCCATCCTGCACTATTATACCAATTTGGATTAGTTCTTATTTGTTGTAGTTTATCAAAAAAAGGAAACCAGGTTTTAAAATCCTCTAATTCTTTAAGATAAATTTGAGTGGGTTTATTTCCTCTTATGGCTCTCACTTCTTCTTCTAAGTCTTTAGGAATCCAAATACACATTTGCATATCAGCTTCTAACAACTCAAAAAATTTGTTTTTATATTGTTGGAAATCTCTCTTAGCCCATCCTTCTATACTACCTCTACCTAAATCCCATAGTCCCGTTACAATAGTTGTATTAGTCTGATCTTCTTTTATGGCTCTTTCAAATAAATTTTCATCTTTACCTTCTTTTTTAACAGCTAGATACCATCCTAATTTTGGATATATGCACTCTACTTCAAATCCTGCTTTTTTTAATAATTCTATTGAGGATTCTGTTAGTAAGTCCCAACTATTATTCATCCAATTATGAAAGCTTACAGCAATTTGATCTATTTTTTCAAAGTCACTCTTATCTAAACTATTTAATAAAGGATATTCTGAACCTTCTATGTTAAGTTTTAATACCGATACTTTATCGATATTAAAGGTTTTACAAAATGTTTTCCAATTTAAAACACCAAACTGCTGTGCATCTTCTTGACTAGTTTCTGCCATAGCTGAAGATCCTATTCCTTGAAAATCTAAAGAGCTTTTACCATTAAAAGGACCTAAAAGTCCTTGAAATAGTTCAGTTCCTTCTGGAGTGTTGGTTTCAAAAGGGTCTATTCCTATTATACGTTTTTTTCCAATAAAAGTATTGCACCAATCCCAGCCTACACAACCTACATCAACAATACATCCGTCATGTGTAAAAGCGTAGTCGTGTACTAAAGAGTAGTCTTCGTTATTAATAGTCTGTATTAAAGGCATTGTAATTAAAAATTTAAATTGGTAAAATGCTTAAGTATGGCATTTGAAAAAAAGATGTGGCTGTATATTCATTTTCTGGATCTATATTAGTAGTAAACTTTACTCTTAGTGCTTTAGGAAACTCCAGTGTAAAATTTTCTATTTGTAAATCGCTAATATTAAAATAAAGAGTTTTATTATTTTGTTTTTCAGCTAGTAGTAATTTTACTCTTTCTGTAACGTCTACAAAAATATCTTCTTCACTTCTTAAAAGATTATCTTCGTCTCGTTGATTGGCAAAATAACCATACTTTGCTTCTTTAATTTCAAATTTTACAGAAGAAAGATCCGAACCGTCGTAGAGATATTTTGGAAGAATGGAGTATAGAGGATCAAAGTTAAAATGAAAAAATTCATAGTATTTTACTTTATCTGGAGATTCGTTTGCAGTATGTAACCATGCTTCGGCACTCCATCTGGTACCATAAAAACTTTTAAAAGGAATATTGTTTTTTATGTGGTTGGAATTAGCCCACCAAAAATTACCCCACCACCAGTTACCATAGTTAGTAACTCCAACAATATCAAAAATATCTAACTTATCTATACACTTCTCCCAATTATCTATCAAATAATGCTCTAAAATATCCACCCAAGTATTAACACCACTCGCTTTTAACTCGTCTAATTCTTGAGTCTGATAGTTTTTAAACTTATTCCAAACTCCTTTAGTGTGAAAATATAAAATTTTACAATCTACCTCTCTTGCTAATTCATCTACTTTACTCAAAGCTAGATATCCCTCGCCATGATTAATAGTAGTATACTCTAGTTTAATTTTAGGAAATTTGTCTGTTAAATTATTCAAGTCGTCCAAACTATTCCCAGCAGGGTCTGAGGCATATAGGTAGAAGACTTCTGCTTTGTCGTATAGTCCAGATTTATAAACTCGTTCTAACTGTCTTGTTAATCTAACTTTCCAATCGTTAATTGTAAAACAATATAATACTACTGCTATCATTTTTATAATTTTCTAAAGTAACCTCCAATATCAAACTTAGTCTTCATGTTAATAGAACCTTCTTGGTTAGGTATAAATTTACTAGGGTCTACTAATCTAAAATCAACAGAAACTCTTGTAGATAATGAGTCATTATTTTTATTACCGTGTATTAAATTAGCGCCATCAAATACTAATATTTCACCGTAATTTACTTTATATGACCTATAATCTCCTTTATCTTCTTTACTTTCCATCCAAATAGTATTATACTCATTGGTGTTTACAAAAGGCATCCAAAAATTTACTTCAGTAGTTCCGTGGTTATAAGTTTTATCTTTATGCCATTCACCTACACCTAAATTGCCTCCTGCTAACTGAACCCTAAAAGTAGGAATTGACTGATAAATAATTGTATCGTACTTAAATATTTCTTTAAGCTCTTTTACTAATTCTAAATAAGTAGGTAGAAACTCTACCTGGTATTTTTCATAATAAAGTTTATGCCATTTAGTAGATTGATCTTTCTCTCTAACTAATAAATTATAGTGCTCTAATGTATGTAAGTCTTCTAATGGAATAGTATCTCCTTCCCATACTTCTAACATTTGTGAAACAATTTGCCTGAATGGGTACTTGCTTACGTCATATGTAATTTTATAGGGAGTAGGTAGGTACATAATGAAATTCCTATTAGTGATTTAAGTAGTAAACAGTATTATTAACGCTTCCATTAATAAGAGTGTAGTTTATGCCACATATATCAGCTAAAACACTAAATCCATTTGGATAAAAATTAGTTTGAGCAGCATAATGTGCTAAGTTTAAATTATATAATAATGGTTTTTGGGGATCAAAAGCCACGAATCCTTGTTCAGGAAAAAGTTGAGTAAAAGCGATTTTGTATCTATCTCTATCCCATCTATCTTCGTAAAA